GACAACTTAGATAAAATAAAGGGAAAACTTCAAAAATTAATGAAGTTATACGAGGGCGCGAAGAAGATTAAATCAGAGGGAGAAGCAAATGCAGCGGCGGCAGCTATACAAAGACTTCTTGCTGAATATAACCTCTCCATGGGAGATATTGAACGGGGCGAAGAAGATGACGCAATAAAAGAGGAAATTATGTCTTGTTATCGAATAAAGTTCATAGGAGGTCAGTGGGAATTTGCGTTGATGAATGTTCTTTGTAAATATAACTTTTGTAAAGCAGCTCACTACGGATCACATAAGAATAAGCAAATGATATTCTTTGGTAAAAAGGAGAATATGGAAACTGTGAAATGGATGTATTTTATGCTTTGTGATCGCTTTGTTGCTCTTGGTAAAAATAGATTTAACCGTCATAAGGAAACGGAGGAATACGCTTGTGAACCGATAGGTTTGGATACCTATTTAAGACGCTATTTAATGGGCTGTGTTAGGGGTTTGGAAGATAAGTTTGAGGAAGAAAAAAGATCAACCGAGAAGAATGATAAAGACTTTTCTGATAAAGTTACTGCTTTGACGATTCGCAACGAGGGAGAGATACAAGAGTATATCAGACAAAAATATAATATGAGTAATTCAAAGGAACGTAGAACGAAATTAGATAGTTCGTTTTTCTCAGGATACGAGGACGGGAGAAAGACGGAAATAAATAAACAATTAGAAGAAAATAAGAAAGCACAAATAAACAAAGTAAAATTTCTTGATTAATAGTTCTGTATTTTTATGTTTTGGCAACGTGGGGTGAGTTCTTCGGGAATTCCCCCACGGTTATTTTAAGAGTAACTTAAAAACAAAATCGTAATCAATGAATATATTATTTGACGGTAATTATCTGTACCACCGCAATTTCAATATCTTCTCTACCTACTACAAAGGTCAAGATATTGGAGAAGTTCTTCAAGACAAAGAGAAACAACAAGTTCTCATGCGTAAATGTATAATAGACCTTTGTTTCACAGTAAAGAGATTTAAGGACGTTGAGCGCGTAGCATTCGTCATAGATTCAACGTCTTGGCGATATAGTTTCTATGATGATTATAAGTACGCACTAACGAGAGTCAGAGACCCATATTACAAGCATTTCCTGACGTGTTTGGATATGTTTGAGAATCTTCTACGTAAAAAAGGAATTATCGTCAGTAGAGTCATGGGCGCTGAGGGAGATGATCTACTTTACGTTTGGTCATTATACTTTGGTTGGATAAAAGAGGAGGAATTGGTAATAGTTACGGGAGATTCTGACATTGGTCAAATAATGACGCCTAACGTTTCTTTGTTTAATAACAATTCCAAAAATATCTCTTTGCATTGCGTTCCGGAAAGGGAGGTATTTTGGAATGAATACTTTGATTCAGACGTACAAGTAAAAGCAATCCGCCCGTTTGAAGTTCTTTTGTATAAAGTCCTCATGGGAGATAATTCAGATAACATACCTAAAGTTAAGCCGGGAGTAGGTGATAAAGGTTTTGAAAAGTTTATCAAAAGTATAACCCCGTATAAAGAGCCCAAAGATGTAGATTTTATAACAATGGCCACTTGGATTGCTTCGCGGTTTTCGGATTTTACGGGGATGGCATATGAGGAAGTATTGGGAAAGGTTATCTTTAACCTTAAAATGACTTGGTTGAACCTTTCGGTATATAATGAAATGGATTACTTGACGGAGAATGGAAAGAGTTTGTTGGAGAATATGCTGGAGGACGTTAAACAAAACAAAGATAAGTACAAGTATAATAAGTTGTACACATTGGAAGATTTTTATGGATCATTAATAAAATAGAGACTTTATATGAAAAAGAAAACTATCATTTGGATTGCTATCGCGGTTTTGGCAGTTATCGGAATTCTCTTGTACATGCATTACACTCCAGTTTGGGTTAGTCTTTCTAACTTAGTGGTAGCCGTAGGCGGAGTTATTGCGGGATGGATTCTTAACATTTTGTACGTTAAATACATAAAGACCGAAGAGGAGGAATAAAGAATGGATGATGTAATGAAAAGCATTCGCGCGGCAATGAACGTCCGTTCTCAGCGTATTTACAGCGTCTGTGGAGGTGAAACGGAGGAAAGAATTCAAAAGGCGGAAGAAACTACGGTTGACGATATTGAAAAGTCAGACGTTATGAACGCTATACAATATGGCGGTAATATTCAGATTACGAAAACCGGAAAAGAGATCAAAGAATCTGTACAAAACATTCTTATTCCCGAATTGAATGCTCAATTAGAGGAAAAGAAAACTGCTGCGGATAATCTTTTGGAAGATTGCGGAGATGCTCCCAGACATAGTACAAATCCATGGTGGACGGATGATTTAAGAATTGAAGTACCATACAAAATCTACGAGTGGAACGAAATGGAATATAATGATCGTAGTCAAACAAGTGTAATGGGTTCTCTTTCCGCAGAACATTCTGCAAAGGTAGATAAGAAATACAACTTTGCTAAGAGTGTAGAGGAAGCCGAAGCAAGAAGAAAGTATAACGAAGAAGTAAGAGCTGTTTCTAATATTCTTGTGGACTTAAAAGCATGCGAAATTTTGCTTCAACTCAAGGATAATAAGGAATACGCTTTAACTCCTAAGCAGTTAGCAACATTTAGACTATAAGAATTCCAGATATATTTTGTATGATTCTTTTTATGCTTACTTAACCATTTTATGTAACCCGAAAATCCCGTTAATCTGTGAAGATTTAAACGGGATTTATTTTTCTTTCCATAGTTAATATAAATATCAACGTTTATTTAATCATGAAAGAAAGTAGCAACAATAATTATTGGAAATATTTTCGTGTTGGGGATATTGTTAAGGACGAGGATGAAAGCATTTGGGGCAATAAACTTTTTGAAATATCAAAGATGCATGGTAATGAGTATTTGCCTTTAGTAATAGCTTATTTCGTAGGCAAGGAAAAGAATACGGAAAATATGTGTAATTTTGATATTAGAAATATCCGTCTTATAACAAATCCAAAACGCCCTTTCAGAAAACTTCCCAAAACTCAACTACTGAAATTAATGCAACGCGGAGTATTGGAAGCAAAACGAGAATTCATAATGAGAGTAAATTCAAAAAATCTTTAATATGTTTGAAAATTCAGCTTGGTATAGCAAACTTCCGGATGAATCCTTGGAGGTTTATAAACCTCATTTGAGGTTATTCTTTGAGACTATGTACGAACGTCAGATGATCTGGAAACGGAGGTTTATTGACCAAAAAGAGCGTCCTTGGACAGATAACAAGATATTTCAAGAATTTAAGTTTACCAACGTATATCGGGAATTGGATAGAAATAGCCAATGGCAAATCAAAAACATTCTTCTTGATAAAAGTCTTTCTCTTAAAAACCTTATTTGGAAGATGATGGTTTTCCGCTTCTTTAACAATCCCGAAACTTTTGAGTTTGAACCTAAAGGAAAGACGCTACAAATGGATATGTTTGGAGCACCTATCAAGTCAGGACTTAAACAAGCCCAAGGAAAGGATGATCTCATTTCAGCAAAGCAATGGCGTAACGGAATACCGGATTGGGAAGAATATGATGAAGATGAATTTTCACGTTTTATCGCTGGAATACGATCTTCCGGTCAGAATCCTTACACAACAGCATATCTTATAAATTCTCAAGCAACTCCCGGTCAACCGAGAGATTATTGTTACACTCGTGTAGCAATACCTCATCTTCATAAGCATATGAACGAACTTATAGCAAAGGTTGTCATAGCTAAGAAGCCGGAGGATATTATAGAGTATTTGAAGACCTTTCCGGCGGTTGCTGATTTCATTGCTCATGAGTTTTATCAGGACTTTACGTATATCGGGCGTTATACGAAGAAGAAATTTATGAAGTTCGATCAAAACGACTTTACGAATGTTGGTCCCGGTGCTTCCATAGGCATCCGGCTTATTTACCCCAGTCTTAGAACCGTTCGAGAGCAAAAGCAGGCTATCTATTGGTTAAGAGATTGCGCGGACTCAATGCTTGAGGATATAGGGAAAGAGAAAGGCGAACCGTTCCCGTATCTGGGTTGGGATTACAAAAATAAGAAGTATTTTATTTATAACCGGAACGAGTGCAACGAATACAAAAAAGATTCCAATGTAATGATGTATGAGGGGATAACTCTTCATCAGATCGAAATGTGGTTATGCGAATTTCAGAAGTACTGGAAAATGATCATTGGTGAGGGTAAACAGCGTTCAAAATTCGTTCCTAAAACTAAAACACTATAAAAAGGCGTATGTATTCAAAGAAAGTTACGGCTATGAAAGAGCCGTTAGAAATTGACCTACAATTAGCAGCTATTGAAATTGATACTTCTGTACCCCGGATGCGTTATCTGTCGAATACGCTCATGGAAGATGGGTTATTAGTGGATGCTTTCAATAAGCTATGGGACGAAATACGGAACGTTCCCGAAATTTCAAGTTTGGACGACAATACGGTATTAAAGGAATTTGTTGATGAGCCGATAATAATTCATGAAACTCTTTCAAGCCGTTATTTAATATACGATGTTGCAGCGGTAGCGAAGATTGAAGAAGTCTTTGACAGTTATAAAGAGTAAATGTTTTTACAATTTAAGAAAGAAAATATGAAAGATTTTGTATTTGTTAATAAGACAAGCGGAGAAAAATGCACTCTCCGCACGGATATTATTGACGGTAATGATCGCTTCACTATTATGTATCTTGAGGGAGTTCGCGGTACAGAATTTGAAACTATTATGCCGTTCAATCAAAGCACCGTTATGACCGTTGCAGAGATGGAAGAATGGTTCAAGGATTATTCCACTACTTATAACGGTTATATTTACGGAGGTGAACAGATAGTAGTATTGGAAGCTACAACATTCAATCTCGTTATTACTCCTACTATTACAGGAGCAACTCAGTGCGAAATTACGCTGAACGCTACAAAAGAGGGAGAGAACCCGATTCAGGACGTTATTACTTTGAATAATGATCAAGTTAAGACTTTGAAGATTTTGGAGGGATGGACGTATGAGATCAAACTTCCTAAGGGAGAAATCACTTCAGGTGATCCGGGAAGTTGGGAAGCAGACGCGGACAAAGCTATTGAATTAGCAATCACTATCCCTGCATAAGAGACGCGATATTTTGTATTGTATTTTGTTTAAAGGGTTAAACAATTTTATCTAAGTTTGTTTCATAATTTTTTTGATTGATGGCGGAAAGGGAAATGGCTTAACGGTTGTTTCCCTTTCTTCTGTTTACACATAGAACAATTATAGATAACAAAAGAAAAATATATAATCGTAAAATACCTATGGCTGAACTTTGGAAGCAATTAGATGCTATTGATTTAGCGAATTCGAAATTACGAGTTAAGCAAATGAGGACGATTGAAAAGGCTATCCGCTCAGATTCCCCCGATGATATATTGCGAGCTCAAAAGGCTTTGAATACTATTCAGCAAAAGGAAAATCAAGCGATGCAACCTAAAGCCTTTTTTATTGATCCTCTTGAATTTAACTCCAATCTTGGATATAAGGATAAGTCATTCTCATTGTCGTACACTACGCTCAAGAGGATGTCTAAAACCCCTATTATCAATTCTATCATTAAGACTCGTAAAAACCAAGTAGCAGATTTTGCAGAACCTCAAGAGAATAAATACTCAACCGGATTCGTAGTACGAAAAAAATCTAAGAATGGCGTAGAGCAAAAGATGGATAACAAAGACAAGCGTATTGCCTTTGCTATTACAGACTTTTTGCTAAAGGGCGGTAATGTAGGAGAATGGGAACATGATGACTTTGATACTTTCATTCGTAAGATTGTTGACGACTCTTTGACCTACGATCAAATGACCTTTGAGATCATGAGAAACCGCAGAGGAAAGGTTGAATCTTTTGTAGCTACTGACGCGGCTACTTTCCGTATGGCGAATTCTTTCTTCGCTAAAGATTACGATATACCATATTTTTCTAATGATAAGGGACTTTGGGGGCAAGATAAATCGGATTATGGACCAAAAATAAAGGGATATTATCCGGCTTATGTTCAGGTTTATAAAAATGTCAAAGTTAGTGAATTTTATCCATGGGAACTTTGTTTTGGCGTTCGTAATCCAAGTACTTCAATTTTTGCTAACGGTTACGGTTGTTCTGAGTTGGAAGAACTAATTAACGTTGTAACCTCTTTACTTTGGGGCGATGAATATAATCGCCGTTTCTTCAGTCAGGGTTCTGCGCCTAAAGGTATGTTGCGCGTAAAGGGGGCGGTTAACGAAACCGCGCTTCAGCAATTTAAACAACAATGGCAATCTATGATAACGGGCGTAATGCAATCTTGGAAAACCCCCGTTGTTAATCAAGACGTAGAGTGGATAGATTTGCAGAAGAATAACCGAGATATGGAATACAGTTCTTGGATGGAATACTTGATAAAGATCGCTTGTGCTATCTTTAATATAGATCCAATAGAAATTGGTTGGGATATTTCACGCTCTTCTGGAAGAAACGGACTTTTTGAGGGAAGTCAAGAAAAACGTTTACAAAACTCAAAAGATAAGGGATTATATCCGCTTTTGAAATTCTTGCAAAGAAAGATCAATAAATATATTGTAGAACAAATTCATCCGGATTATGAATTTGTATTTATGGGTCTCAACGGCATGACCATTGATCAAGAACTTGAATTGGATATAAAGAAAGTTCAGGCGTTCGCCACTATCAATGAAATTCGCGAGAAGTATGAAATGAAACCTTTGGAGGGTGGAGATATTATAGAGAATGCCGTATTTGTTCAGTCAAAGAATGCGGCTGTTATGGGTGCTCAAGGCGGTGATTTATCGGGCGGCGGTGCAGTATCTACTCCAGACGGAGAAGAAGAGGAAGCAGAGCCGGAAAACCCGTTTGATTTATATGCCGAGGGGGACGAGGAAGAAACGGAGGATGAAGATACAGAAAAAGCTCAAAATTCCTTTGTCAAGGCTTTCGATGCATTTTTGGAAAAAGAATTAAATAATTAATTTTATGGCAAGTAGTAACATAGGACAGGTTGCGGGGATATACGTTGGAACCAATCCCCCCGAAAATATAAAGCTAATTTGGTGGGATTCTACACCGAGTCAGCAAGTTCATAAGGTTTATGATTACAATCTAAAACAATGGGTTATAATCAATCAAAGTATTCTTTCGTCCATAACGTATTCGGAGTTGAAGAATATTGCTAATACCGTGGGGTTATCTTTAGGTAAGTTCTATGTTTTGAGAGATAAGTCGGACGCTTTAGCAATTTCCATAGCGACTACTAAAATTCAATACGTTGATGTCAACGGGAATTTGTTAGTAGATGATCTTGCCGCAAACGCTTCCTATTTTATTTCTTCCAGCAACTTAACAATGGACGGTGTAACGGGTGTCTTCAATTCAGAAACTACTCGTTTGGATTTTCCGTTTACCGAAGTTCCAACGGATGAAATAAACTTCACAGAATCTTATTTATTTGGAAAAGCGCCACTTCCTGATACGAGTCCTAACTTGGGATTATTTAAGATTCATTTGAGTTCTTTGCTATCCAAAGAAACGGGAAACTCATTGATTTGGAATAAAGGGCTTTATTTCAATTATCTTTCAGCCCTCTCTGGAATTGGAGACAAGAAAGGCGGTTTGGTTTTGTATGATACTTATCTTAAGGATAAAGAGATTCAAGATCAATCCATAGAAAATATTGCTAATAACTATTCTACGTTATACGAAATAGTTATGAAAGCTATTGCTGAGGGTACGTCATCCTCTGCTATATTGAAAGTTTTGGTTCCGGCTTTAGCCGTTTCCGGAGCACCTATTGATCCAAGGGCAAATGATACATTATACACGGTATTATCCAAAATGCAGCGTTGGATTAATAGCTTTAAAACGGCTACTGGGATTAAACTTTCCAAGGAATTTGCTGCTATAAAATCCACCGTTCCGGTAAATAATAATGATACGGTGGAAGTAGCAATAGCAAAGCTACAAAATTCTCTAAAAGGAGTACGTTTGAGTTTACCTACAGATTGGACGCCTGCGGAAGAAACTCATGAGAATATTTTACCGGGAGACGGTTACGATTCAGCATTTTCTAAGATAGAAGCCGACCGGAGAATAATGAACGGTTTGGAAACTCCTCATGCTTTAATTACCCTTACTGCCTTAGGTTATCCTAATACCGATTCGAAAACCGTTGATATGAACATATGGAACGGTATGTTAGAAATTAACTTAATCGGATATACTCAGGTTCAATGGGGATATGGTAGTATTATTGAATACGATTATACAAGATTCTTCCCATTCAATTTTGGAAAACCGGAAATTTTTAACATGATAAAGGATTACCTTTATATGCATTATGGCGCTGGTCCAGATGGAGATGTAACGGTATCAAATGCAAGACCTTTAACACCGCTTACTACTGTTAAAATTTACTCAACCTATAATAATAAAACATCCGCTTGGGAATCTCCTACTATTGTCTATGAATTCCAATTGTATTTAGGATACGGAATGACATACAACACTTCCGGAGTTAAGGAATTGGCCATGGGATTAGTGTTGAAACCCTTGACTGTATTTTCATTATCAACCGATAGAGGTACAGAGGGATTCACATATATTTCGGATAACACAACAATATATTCTTTGTTAGGCGAGGGTAAATCATCCGCCCGTTATAGATTGACAATACCTCCTATGTTAATTCGCTACAAATTGTGGTAATCATTTATGTGCAAAATTGTATATTTGACGTCAAGACGGTTTGACGATCCAGCGAATAAATTCAAAAACGCTCTTGCGAAAGAATTAAGGAAGCGAAAAGTTGAGGTTGTAACGGATAGCGCATATGACTTTCTTAATTACTTTCGCAAGCATAAGACTTATGGTATTGCGTTAGCTTTCGACTTCTACCGTGATGGTAAGGAGGGATGCGGTTTAACTCTTAACAAGAATTGCAGTTCCATAGGCAGGGACTTTGCGTACAATCTCTCAAATGATTTGGACGTATTAACGCCCAATATACGTTGGAGAGATTTAAATTTTGTAAGATCAGAAACGACGGAATGGTACAAATTCTTTAACAAGATAAGTTCTCAGACAAAGGCTATATTTTATTTATGTACTTATAATAATTCTTCTGATTGGAACAATTATTCAATAGCTTTCGAAAAGATAATAGATTTATTTGCTGCCGAAATTGTCCGTTGTCTTAGATCGGATTATAACGCAGAAGATTATCGTAAGAGAGTTAACAAAGTAAGATTGAAAATTAATAAAGTGAATAAATAAGTTATGGCGTGGTTAACTGAAAATCTATTTGGACTCATATCATTGTTGTTTGGAGCAGGGGGCATTGGCTACGCCATTGTTTCTCGTTTCTTAGATCGCCGAAAATATGAGCAAGAAGTTCGTACAGCGGCGGCTGACGCGGATATGAAAGGTGATGACTTTTGGAAGAAACGCTATGATGTATTACAAGAAGAAGTAAAAACAAAGGATGATTGGTGGAAAGAGCGTTATGATACACTCTATAAGGAATTCCAAAACGAAAGACAATTGAGTAATGAGATAGTCAAAAGTTTTCGTTCAGAGTTAAATGAGATAAGATCGGATTACGAAAAACAAAGAGAACTTGATAAGCAAAAATATACTGATCTTATGGAACAATATGAACGTTTTCAAAGGGAATCTAATCATCAAAGTATGGAACAAATCAATCGTATCAGTCAACTTGAATCTTTAGTAGAGAGTTATGAAAAACGGTTGAACATGAAAAAAGATGGAACGGGAAACTAAAATATCACGTTGCTTTGTAGGCATACTCATATTGATTGCTTTTACAATAGGTTTTTGGGTAGGTAGGAGTACTGTGAAAAATCCTGAGCCTATTGTAAAGGAAACTACACGTTGGGAAAAAGAACCGTATGCTGTTCATGATACTATATACAAACCCGTTCCTCAACGCATTGAAATACCCGTAGACCGTCCAGTATTTATTCCGGCTGATACAGCGCGACTTTTCGAAATATGGTGTGATTATTATTTGAAAAGAGATTATGAATTGGATTATTCTAATGATACGTTAGGAACATTCTTAGTAAATGTATCTATACAAGAAAATAAGCTACTTTCTGCCACTTCCACCGTTCAGCCTAACAGAAAGATAGTAGAAAGGGAGAAAATCACGTACAAGTCACATAAATTGCAATTCTGGGGAATGATAGGTACATCTACCGATTTTCAGAACAACAAAATTCAATTTGGGGTAGACGTTAAGAATAAAGTTCTATTTGGAATATCTGGAATGCGTTTAGACGACAAATATGGATATACGATAGATTTTGGAATAAAATTTTGACAAAAAAATTTGTTAATTCAAATAAAGTACGTATCTTTGTATTGCGAAACTTAAAAATAGAAATATTATGTATAACGGAGAAGACATTAAGAGACGCCAATTGGAATTGAAAAATAACCTCTTAAAAGGTTTTGACGTTGGAATAGACGAAGTAGATGAAAATGGGTTTGAAAAGGCTCATAAACAAGGAGATTTACATCCAAACGGTAAATGGTATTGGGAAAGTTCAGCTGCAGGTGGAAAGGGAGATTGGAGAACAATAGGAGGCAGACGCCATAAAGCATCTCAAGTAAACGTCTCTACCGAAGAAAAGAAAGATTCTACGAAGAAAAAAGACTCTGAAAGTGATCTAACTAAATTAAATGACATTCTATCTAAATTAAAGAATGGGGACACGAGTGTGAAAAAAATGCTTGATACAAAAGAAAAAGCGTTTTTGAAGAAACTTGGATTTGAATTAGATGAAAGAATAGGGCGTGGATTATTGGCCGTTAAAAGCAAAGAGTTGTGGAAGTTAGCAAATGAAATTGAATCCTATATGAGTAAAAACGGAGATTCTTCAAAAAAGAAACAAGAGACTACCGAAACCCAGAAAGAGGATTTGCGTGCGGCTCGTGAAAAATTAGGTTATCTTCAAGACAACGAAGAACGCTTGATCAAACGAGATGGAAAAGAAAAGTACGATAAACGTTTGAAACAAGCTAAAGAAGAAGTTTCAAAATTGAAGGGCAACAAAGAACCGGAAAAGAAAGTTTATGATGTAACGTTAGGTTGGAATAAAAAAGACCAATCCACTTATAATCAAATAGACAAGATTACGGATATGTTGGAAGAACGCGGTGAGTTATCCGATTGGCCATTCAGAAGTATATCTCAAGCTCAAAAAAGGATTTCATTCTCAGAAGCGTCTAACATAATTTCAGCATTGAGTAGAGGGGAAAGAATTAAAATATACATTTAATTATGAAGCCGAAAAAGGAAGTGGTAAAAAATAATCATTTTATTCCGTCTCCTTTTCCTACCGTTACTGAATATGAGAATGAGTTCTTAAGAGTTTGGAACGAAAATACAGCGGAAGCAGTAGCAAAGGTATTGGAATATATAGCCCGAACTACTGCTTTTGCTATTAAGGAAAATAAGGAGGAAAAGAAATGATATTTACTCAAGGGCAAATACTTGATATGTTGGCTATACTAAAGCGTTATGAGTTAGTATTTATAGCCGGACAATTAGGTTTGGATTTCTTATCTCAAACGGATAAGGATATACTAATAGCCGCAGGAGTTGATCTTGATAAATTCAAGAACAAAAAGGGCATAGTTGAGCATGCATTTCTTTTTGGTATATTAGCCGAAGCCGTTGGCGATAAGAGAGCTCAAAAGATGAAGTATTCTCAATTCAAGAAATTTCTTGAATCGGGAAAATTCATACCTTTAACCGAAGAAGAAGAATTTGCGTTACAAACGGTAAAGAATCGGGCATATACGGACATTACCAGTTTGGGAAACCGTATGAGAACGGCTGTGTCTAACAATATCCTAAAGAATAACCAAGAACAAGCCGTTATGGTCAGGCGTATGATTCGTCAAAAGACTATTAAGGCTCAAGAACTTCGTTATGGAGCAAGGAATTTAGCAGCGGAATTTGCGGAAACTTCAAAGGATTGGGAAGTAGATTGGTTGCGTATTGCATACTATCTTACTCATGAGGCATTTAATAGCGGTAGAGCGCAAAGCATTTTGAAAAATTACGGAGAAGATGCCGAAGTTTATTTTGACGTTTATCCGGGTGCTTGTATACACTGTAAAGAACTTCTCCTCACAAATCCAGAGGACGTGAACAGCGAACCTATTGTTTTTAAATTAAAGGACATTATAGCAAATGGAAATAACATCTACCGCAAGGTAGCTGATTGGAAAGCTACGATTTCTCCTATACACCCCTATTGTCGTTGTACGATTAATCGGAAAAAGCCGGGATTCGGCTGGAATCCGGAATTAAGAGCGTTCACAACTCCTTTGAAAAGGAAGTCAGAGAAACTTAAAGGTGTCAAACTTGATATAAAGATAAGTAAATCTGAAGATAACGACCTTGAGAAAGCTCATAAAGTAGGCGATCTTCACCCCAACGGGAAATGGGTTTGGACAGAATACCGTCCCGGTAAATTCGATTGGAGAGGAATACCAAAGAAGAAAACCGATGCACTCTCCAAAAATTTGGAAGATATAGAAAAAGAACTTGGAGTGAAAGTCGGCAAACCTATGTCTTTCAAAGAAGCTAATGAGGGAAGAGTTAACCCCTATTTCAAATTAGGAAAGGAATGGCAAATAAATTGTCAAACTTGCGTAGTCACTTATGAATTGAGGCGAAGAGGTTTTGATGTCATGTCGTTACCTCTAATGAACGAATTTCAAGATAAACTTGCATTTGATCCCAAACTTTCCTACGATACTAATCCAGATACAGGTGATAAACCAGAAAGATTGTATTTTGACGGTATAAAAAGCAAGAATAAATTAAAGGCGATTTTTTTGAATTATTTTAAACGCGCGGCTGATGTCGGTAGATATCAATTAGCATACCATTGGGAACACGATTCAGATAGAGGTAGTCATATTATTACCATGGAAAAATTACCAAGTGGAAAGTTAAGGTTTTATGATCCTCAAAGCGGTTTGGAAAAAGATTTTAGTACGGACATAGTTAGTGTATTAAGAATGAGCGCTAAAGTCCCATTAGAGTTTATGCGTGTAGATAATCTTCCGATTAAAGCGGATATTGTAAAAGAATTGGTAAAAGAAGTTAAGTTATGAAGAAAGGAATCACTTTAGAAGAAGCTCAAAAAATAGCATTTGAGAAAAAGAATCCTAAAAAGTATTTCAATAAATATTTTACGGAGTGGAACGGTTGCTATGCATTTCAATATTATCCTAATAATTTGGGAGATGGAAACTACGGATTGCCAATGTTTCTTTTGATAAAAAAGACGGATGGGAGTTGTCGTGAGTGCACCGCTGAGGAAAGAGATAAAATTTTACGTTCTTGAATAAAATAGAAAAATGAAGAAGAAAATTGTACAACAAGCGCCCTTTACGGTTTTAGTAGAGCCTACTGAGGGGTGCAATTTGGGATGTTCGTTTTGTGGATTAAGAGGTATGCGTGAAAAGGGTACGAAACCTTGGAATTTTATGAGTATCAAAACCGCAAAACGAATAGCAAGTGAAATAGCAAAAGCCGGATGGCGCAGTAAGATCGTATTTGCTCAGCACGGTGAACCGACTTTGAATGCCGACCTTTTTGAAATAGTGAAAATATTCCGTTCGTATCTTCCGGATTCAATATTTCATATGTATACAAATGGATATGCGGCTAATAAGGCGAAGAACGCGGATAAGTATGTAGCCGATCTTTTTGATGCAGGAATAAATAATCTCATTGTAGATTGTTATACGGATGAGGGAGATTGGAATTTTGTAAATAAACTAAAAGACGGCAAATGGAACGTAGAACTTTACACTAAGGGCGTTCCGCTTTATACCAGCAACAAGAAGTCAAGAATACTTCTACTTCCTCCGATAAAAGAAGATAACAAAATAACTCGTAAATTAGCTAATCATTGCGGTGCTGCTGCTCCACTTGACGAGTCTTACAATAATAAGCGTTGTTCAATGCCTTTCCGTGAGCTTGCTTTCCGGTATGATGGGAACGTATCGCTGTGCTGTGATGATTTTCGCGGTGAATATCCTATCGCTAATATAAACGACATGGGCATTGTAGACCTTTGGAATCATGAACGTTTCGTAGCAGCGCGAATTATGCTGTATAATTATAGCCGTGATTTTCGTCCTTGTAGCGGATGCACGAATATAAGCATGAGAGTTGGTTTTCTTCCAGACAGTTCTGGTCAAGAAACTCTACCTAAGATAACTCCAGACATAAAGAAGTTAGCACAAAGTGTGCACAAAGACGGCTTTTTGTCTCCTATTATTGTAAGACGAAAATGGGAAAAGAAGTAAAAAGAAAATATCTTATCATTGCTCCACACTCAGATGATGCGTTATTTTCTTGCTCTCACGTTCTTTTGCTACCGGAGTACGAAGTTCAAGTACTCACGGTAGAGAATGATGAAAAGAGGGTTAAGGAGGATGAGAAACTATTCGAATTCTTAAACATACCGTATCATCATTTGGAGCTTGATTTTAAGGATGAAAGCTATTATGGGTATAATAAGGATTATCCGAAAGGAATCACTTTGGAAAATGCTTATAAATATCTTAATGAGTACTTTGGTAGAGATACGCTGAATGAGATAGAAACCGCTTTGGTTGAATGGGTAAGGAATTTCTTGATAAAAAATGAATTTTATCGGGTATTAGCCCCTTGGGGAGTTGGACACCCGTTTCATTTCTTCGTCCGTGAAACCTTACAACAAGGTTTTTCTTACATGGAATATTATCGGGAATTTCCTCACTCATACAAAAGACGTTCTCAAGCTCAAATTGAAGAACAGAAAAAAGAATGGTATCTTAAATCTTCAGTTCCGGTAGAGGAATTTGCGGATATTAAATGGAAACTTGCTTCTAAGTTTTACAAATCTCAATCGGGACTTTTATTCTATGAAAATGGATATATTAAAAAGAATTTGCCGGAAGAAATTTGGTGTAGAAAAGATTCTGATTTACCGTTTTAATTATGAAGATATTAATAGCAGATTTCGAAATAGCGAAATACGGAGGGATTGTAGAGCATGTAACTGCCAAGGTTAAGGCTTTAAAATCCCTTGGTCATTTCGTAGACATTGCCCAATTAACTCCGAGTTCTACGACTCAAAGAACTTATGACAATAAAATAAAGCAGTTAGAACAAGGAAAGTTTCAAGATAATCTTAAGATAAATTCTCAAAACGGAGGGTACGAATATGATGAAGCAACGGGATATTGGAAGAATAACTACTATGGGTTCTTTCTTCCTCCCAGTAATCGTATCGGAGTATTTGAACCCAATGCTCTTGAACGCTGGAGAGATTTAGCGTATAGTTTTGACCTTATAATTTGGAACTTTATGCCTACGAAGTCCTCTGCTTGGAGTAAGGGTGATTTTTCGTTTTGGTGGAAATTCTACGATTTACCAACGTCTAAAGTAAAACAAATCTTTATCGCACACGATGCATATTTTAACGTTCGCGCCAGTAATATTACGGCTTTAAGAGACAAGATACTTTTTGTAGAATGCGCTCACATAGCTGCTTATCATTGCTGTAAAGAGATAGGAATACCGCGTACTTTGCTACTCAATCCCAGATTCTTGGAAAAGAACGCGCGTATGCCTATAAAGATGATGAACAAAAGAAAGATAGATTTCTTTGCTGCTCATATCTTCAAATCTATGAAACACGTTGACGATCTTATACGCGCCGTACCTCATTTAAACAATAAATCCTCTAAATATTCCGTACAAATAGCAGGTTCGGGAATAGAGCAGGCGTACATGGTAGCCCCTACGAAATGCAAAGAACCGTATAAAGTAAGCCGGAAACGCGATCCAGATATTGACGAAAAATATATAGGGGATAAGATTTGGGACGTTGCGGAGGAATTCGGTATGGAATATCTTGGGCAGATAAGTTCGGAGGAAGTTAATGACCGACTTTTCAATAGTAAGTTCGCTGTTGATCCGTCTTGGGCGGCGCATTACGCTCAGTATTGTAGGACTCATATAAACGGCTTTATAATAGAAGCTATGTTAAAGGGTTGTTATCCGGTATTGAGAGATTATCGAGGATTGGTGAAAGGACAAGAAGATGTATACGATCCATTGTTCGAAAACATAAATGCTATTATTATTCCATGGAACGCTACCCCCAAAGAATTTTCTGCTATTCTTAAGAAAGCCTCAAAAATGTCTCCTGCAAAATATTTGAAAGATACGCGAGAGAATTTTGCTTTAGTTCACGAACTTTTTAACGCCACTTCCAATATGAAAGAAGTCATAAGATTGGTTAAGGGCGGTAAGAAGTTAGTCAAAAAGGAATTGGAGAAAGGAAAGGATTCTTCCATTGTAAAGAAAATTACAAAGGAAATAATGGAGGATTTTTTCGGTATAGATTTACCAATAGAATGGGAAACTGATTAACAATTATGAATTCCATAAATTTTACTATTATGAAAAGAGAAGATTTACAAAAAGCCGAAGTTGAATTATTTGGCGAAGTTTTACCCAAAAGAGTAAATATGAACGCAGAAGATGATGGAGTTAATTACGAAGAAGATGAAGAACTAAGAAAGGCTGAAGATTTGATATTTGGCGATGAGTTCGAAAAGGCTGAATTTTCAGAAAAGGAAAGAAAGAATTTGGCTAAGAAGAAAGAAGCTATGCCTGACGGTTCGTATCCTATCCGTAACGCTTCAGATTTGTCGAACGCTATTCAGGCTTTCGGGCGTGCAAAGAATCCGGCTGCTACGAAACGCTGGATTAAAAAACGCGCAAAAGAATTGGGCAAGGAAGATATGTTGCCTGAGACTTGGAAAGCTAATGTCAATGAATTTTTAGATGGAGAAATTGACATAGAGAAAGCTCAACAAATTCTTGGATTAGAATAGGAGGTACGATTATGGCAGATTTTTGGAAAGCATTTGATCGTACTGAAAAGAACGAGGGCAAGAACATTTGGACGAATGATCCTAAAGATAGCGGTGGAGAGACTTGGAGCGGTATCAGTAGAAAGGCTAATCCAAATTGGGCAGGTTGGACAATCTTAGATGCGAAACCAAATAAGAAAAACGGTCAAGTCATAGTGGATAAGGATTTAGAGACTTTGAAAAAAGACCTCTATCGAAAAAACTATTGGAATCCCATTTGGGGTGACCGTATAAAGAATCAAAAGGTTGCGGAGGATTTCTACGATACCGGAGTAAATATGGGCGTAGGAATGTCCATAAAACTCTCAGAACGCCAGCACGGATTACCGGAAACGGGAAAGATGAGCGAAACGCTTTTGAGTAAACTCAATTCAGTTGTATGAAAAACGTGATTCTTTTGCTTTTAGCATTATCCTTTTCTTTTTGTAGTACGGGAAATACTTTAAAACGGAAAAAATCCGTAGAGGGAAAAGATACGGTATTTGTGCACGTTCGAGATACTATTAAAGTAGAAGATCACGGAAAGATAGATAGTCTTAAAAAAGAATTAAAGATTTATCGAGATTCTCTTGTTTTCTATCGGGATACAGTTTTGTATGAGAATTATATCAATGCTCGTAGGATAGAAAAGATAAAGTATTACATAAGTATAACGGAGAGAAAACCATCAAACCAAAAATTTTTCTACGGTTGGATACGTAGAACAATGTCAGAAAATTAAAGGCGCTGATTACCGATTTTTAACAAAACAATTATAAGGAGTCAATAGTACAAAATCTATTGATTCCTTTTTATTTATAGGATATGGCTGAAGAAAAGAAAAGTAAGATTGAAAAATTTAACTTTTGGTGTCCCTTAGACATTCAAAAATCGGTTATTGACCCAGAAACAGGTCAAGAAATTATGCGTTTGGGTGGGATAGCTTCCACTTCAGATGAAGATAGCGATGGCGAATTTTTAGACCCAAAAGGCTTTGACATAAAACCGTTGATTAATAGCGGTATGGTAAATTGGCATCACCAAGCAAAAGGTTCGCCTGCTACCATAGTCGGAGAGCCGAGCAAAGCGGAAATTCGCAAAGATGGACTTTACATAGAAACCGATCTTTATCCATCATCAGCTGTTGCTCGTGATATTTGGGAGTTGGCACAGACGCTTGAAAAAGATTCCAAAACGCGCCGTTTAGGATACTCAATTGAGGGTAAAGTTGTAAAGAGAAAATCAAATGATCCAAAATCTCCGGACTACAAGAAAATCACTAAAGCAATCATAACGGGTGTAGCAATCACTCATCAGCCTAAAAATCCAAAAACTTTTGCTAATATAATTAAGGGAGAGATTGACGATTGGAACGATGATGAAGAAACTGTTGATTTGTTCGATGGAAAAGGAGATTCAAACAACCTTATGGATAAACTCAATAAAAAGGATTCTGACGATAAGAAGAAAAAACTCAAAACTATTTCTAAGGGTGAGTTTATCTACAAATTATTAAAGGACGTTCCAAATATAGAAATTGAGAAAGCTGAAAATATATATTTAATGACTTCTAAAATTGCTAATATGAAAGGTAGAAAAGAGATCACCGATGAGGACATCTCCAAGGCTTATGAGGCTTTAGGGCTTGAATTTGAGTCTGTTGAAGATACTGACATTCAGAAAGGTGAAGATTGCGACGCCAACGGCGGACGTACCGAAAAGAAAACCATCTCCAAGGCTAAGAAAACTAAAAAAGCGGAGGATGATGATGAAGATGACGACTACGAAGATGAAGAGGAGGTTGAAGAGCGTGAAGCAAAAACCAAAGAACGTCTTGGTGGTATTAAGGGTGATGAAAAACTTCACCGCGAAGCTCAGAAACGCAAAATGGAAAAGGGCGAAGATGACGAAACAGAGGACGATGAGCCGGAAGATGAAGAAGATGACCGTTCAGGAAAAATCTTCAATCGCAAAACTGGTAAAACCGTTAAGAAAGCCGTTGAGCCTAATCGCTTCGACCGTATTGAGAAAGCCATGGCAGTATCGTACGCAAACCAGCATCAATTAATCCGTGCTTTGGGCGTTATGATTAAGAATTCTAATGATAAAGTTAATTCTGTCATTTCTCAAAACGAAGAATTGTTGGATATTGTAAAGGCTCAGGAAGAAACTATTTCTGAACTTTCAGAGCGTTTGGAAGAATACGGTTCTTCTTCCCCCGGCTTTAAATCTCACCGTAGCGTTCAGAGTGTAGAAAGAGGATTCGCCAAGGCTGAAGATTCCGATATCACTAAGAGCGGTCAGCAGCGTTTAGCAAGCAACCAAATCGCTCATAATGATAAAGCAGCTATTGTAGAACTTCTGGATCAAGCTACCTTTGCTAAAGGGTACGATGAGGAATTCTCAAAAGCATGTACTACGTATGAGGGCTCAGGAGTATTGCCACGCAATATTATCGCCCGTATCAAAAATGAGTTAGGATACGAAATTGTTTAAATTAAACTTTATATAAAAGGAAACTATGACACCTGAAAGATTATCAATCAACCTCTCTGATTATGGCTATGCCTCTCAGCAGGATGGTCGATTTATCGGTCAAGGAAGTTCAGAAAACGTTGACATGCTCAACAAGGCTCTTGCCGCTGAACAAATTACCGGTATGCAGACCCAAAATATGACGGATGCAAGTGGTGCGCCGTTAAAAGTAGAATCTTTGGAAAAGACTTTGAAACATCTTACTTTCCGTGAGAGTGATATCCGTCTTTGGAAAGACCTACCGAAAAAACCCGCATACAATACCGTAGAAGAATACAACCAGCAGGTTAGCTACGGTGCTAATCGTGGCGGATGGAATCGCGAGGGCGAACTTCCGGAAGAAGAAGATTCAATATTCGTTCGTAGAGCTCAGTTGGTGAAGTACTTAGGAGTAACTAAGTCAGTAACTCACCAGATGACGCTCGTTAATACGATGATTGGTTCGGTTATGGAACGTACTATCAAGGATGGTACTATGTGGATTCTCCGTACCTTGAATCAAGGACTTTATTTCGGTGACGAGAAACTCGTTCCGGAACAATTCAACGGCTTCTTAGCTCAACAGATGCGTTCTGATGCTTGGGCTTCTTACGCTGCTTATATGGATAGCGAAGTTGTAATTGACTTGCGCGGTTCTGCATTGACTGAAAGTGCTATTGAGGACGGTGCTAACTATATCGTAGAAAACTACGGACTTGGTACTCAAATCTATGGCCCTCCAACAGTTCTTTCTAACTTCGTTAAAAACTTCTACGGCAATAAATTTATCGTACCTAATACTCCGTCATTGAGCGATGGTATTATGGGTCAGAAAGTTCAAGCGTTTGATAGCCAGTTTGGTCGTATCGGTTTGAATCATGATATCTTCTTCCGCCGTATGCCTGCTAAAAATTCTACTACTCCTGCTACTTCTCAGAAAGCACCTAACAAACCTGTTTGGGATACTGCTACCCCTGCTACCGTAGTTACTGGCGTAGCCGGAAGTAAATGGGCTACTGAAGATGCCGGCAACGTAATGTACGCTGTTACTGCTATTAACCGTTTTGGAGAATCTGGATTGTCAGTTTACACTACTGCAGCCGCCGCTGTAGCTGGATGTGCAATTGATTTGAAATTCACAGACGGTGGTGGCGTTAATAAGGCTACTTCTTACCGCATTTATCGTAGTAAAGTTGGTGGTACTGCTACAGGCATGTTCTATCCTATCTTTGACGTTACTTTGGATGATCTTCAGAGAGGATTCGATGGCGGTGCAGCAGGCTTAATCCGCGATATGAACCGTTGGTTACCGGATACTGACCAATCAGCATTGTTCCAGTTCGATAACGAGGTTGTTGAGTTCTCTCAATTAGCTCCGCTTATGAAGATGGATTTGGCTGTTCTTTCTCCGGCATTCCGCTTTATGGTGTTGCTCTATGGTACACCGTTCTTGTACGCGCCGAAGAAGATGGTACGCTTTATCAATATTGGTAAGGAGATTAAATAAACCAAATAAAAAATTGTCAAACTGAATAAAAGGGCTGTGCTTCATGGTTCATCCCTTTTTTCGTAAAATCGTAAAACAATATGAAGATTAAAGCAAAAAACCCGAAGATTTCATCAATGAAACTTATCGTGCCGATAGATGGTGAAATTTCAATTGACGCTAACGGGGTTACAGATGTATCGCCTAAATGTGCAATAGCATTGGTAACGGGCACGAATGATTGGAATTATGCTTCTAAAGTTAAGAATGTTGTTGAGGAAGTAACTGAAGAGGGTGAAACCGAAGAAGACGATGTTGAGGAAGTAAACGAAAGAGAAGAATTGGAAGCAAAGCTCAAAACTATGTCTATGTCTGAATTAAAGGCTATGGCTACGGAGGGTGAATTTCCGGTAGAAGAATGGGAGAAGATCTCAAGCAAAAAACTTTTAGCTGCTTATCTACTTCAGAAGTATGATGAAGCAACTGAAGAGGGTGACGAGGAAGAATAAGAAATTAACATAGTTCTGATATGGCTGCTTTAAGATTGAAAATATTATACAATAAAAACGAGGGTTTTGCGCTTAGTCCTACGGAGTTAACCGAACTTTATTTGTTTGGTATTCCAATGTGTACTACGGACGGACGCAAAATCTCATCTCAGAGTATCAAAAATGCTCTTTCCTCTGCTCAAACAAAGGTAGAAAATCTTTTCAGTATTAAGCTAACTAAACAAGTCATAGAAGAAAACCGTGATTATATCCGACAAGAATTCATGTCTTGGGGCTATATCAGAACTATGTACCCTATTGATTACATAGATAATCTTGACGGTTGGATAAACGATGTATGCCAGATTACTTATCCGCGTGAGTGGTTATCTATTAAGAAAATTGAATCCGTTGCTGTATATCGGAATATATACCTTATACCCAATACTGGAAGTAGAGAGGGAGCAACGATGACTAATAATTCATTGATTTATAACGGTATATCTCCGCATCTTGGCTGGTTCGGCCAAACTTACATACCTAATTATTGGCGTACACGGTATATTACCGGATGGTGTAAGATTCCGGCTGATCTAATGGACTTTGTAGGAAAATTAGCAGCCTTAAACGTCTTGGCGATAGTAGGAGATGTAATTTATGGCGCTGGAATGACGAGCATAAATATATCTTTGGATGGTGTAACTCAAACGACTCCTTTAGCACGCTCAGCAAGAGGGGGATTGTTTGCTGGTAGAATAGACCTTTATACAAATCAAATGAATCAAGAACTGCCTACGCTCACATCTCGTTATCGCGGTATCGCGTTTGATGTTCTTTAAGAGATAAGATTATGCCAAAAAGAGAAAGTATATTACAAAAACCGATCATTTCAAAAAATGCTCCAACGCCAGCCCCTACTGCAGCATATTGGAGAGTGAATGATTTTGATCAACTTATATCTTCTCAGGGTTATGATGCTCTGATAGATCGGGCGATGCGTTGTCCTTGCTGCGATAAAACTACGTGGCAGGCTTTATCTACTTGTAAAAATTGCTTGGGACGCGGTTGGTTTTTCGTAGATCGCCGCGAAACAGTAGTTATCGCCCAGCATATGGATAGCAAGAAAAGGTATCAAGATTGGGGAGAGGTAAACAAGGGCACGGCTTCCATAACCACAAGAGGTTCGGATAAATTAGGATTCATGGATAGAATTATATTGACGGATTTGGAAGAGTGGTTTTCAGAAATTCTTCGCCCTATAATTTTCCGTGACGCTTTGGTTGCTTATCCGGTATATGAGCCTTTGGAGGTTAAATCAATTTATCTCTTTATCTCTGACGATGAACCATTGTACGCTATACCAGAAAATCTTTACACAGTTAGCGGTAATAAGATAACGTTTGATAAGAGTTTGATTGATAAAATCATAGTTCCTCCTATGGAAAAACCGATTGTAACGGTTTCAATAAGATATTCCCATTATCCGGTTTATCATGTTGTTGACGTAAATCGGGAATTGATGAAAGTTAGGGAGAGGAATTGTTCATATTCAAATGAACGACTCACCCAGATGCCTATAAACATAGTAGCCCGTAAAGCTCATTATATTTTCAACGCTCAAAATTTTGATGCAGAAATATTTGAAAATTCTGTAAAATGAATCCCATTGTAATAGACCTTTCAGGATTGCGCTCTCAATTCGGTTTAGCAGCTAATCAAATAGACTTCTTAACCGAAACTTGCGTTAATGCTGTAACGGCTGCTATTTACGCTAACTGGGAGGCATTAGCAAAGCAGAGATTAAATTCTACGGCTGAGGAATACCTACGTAACCTCATTCAAGTAGATAAGGGCAAATTCGAGAAACAAATACTATTAACGGGCACTTTACCTAATATGATCGAACAGGGTGCAAGTCCGTTCGATATGAAAACGGGGTTTAAGAATTCCCCAAAAGCAAAAAGAACTATCCCGGTATACAATCGAAAGGGAGGTATGTTGCATAAAGGAGGGGATTGGTATTTGACCATTCCATTCCGTATGGGAACGCCGGGAACGTTAGGTCAAGCAGGCTTCGCAAATGTTATGCCTGCGGAGATTTACAAAATTATGAGAAAACGCGGTTCGGGAATACCTTTGACTCGTGGTGAAATTCCAAGTCCTTATGACGTACCGCGTTCGCGTGCTGCAATAGAAGCAACTCCCACTTCTTCTTATTACGCTGAATACGAACACAAAAACTCTATATATGAGGGACTTACCAAGCGCACAGCGCAATACGGTAAGACCTCCCAAAACACTTACTTCACATTCCGTAGGGCGAGCGCTAACTCAGACCCATTGAGCTGGATCAATAAAGGTTTGAAAGCCTATCGCCTTGCGGAAGAAGCAGTGCGAACTACTGATATAAACACGATCGTAGAGAATGAAGTAATGGATTATTTAGAAGCAATATTATGAGCGCTATATTATTACCAGAAGTTATTTTGTATAACACGTTGGATTCGATCGTCAAACTTTTAAGAGATGATCTTGAAACCGCTTCTGCGGATGAAGATACGATTTTGTATAAACTTTTAGGTGCGGATGAAGAGGGAAAGCCCTTGAAGATGAATCTTTACTATTTCTTCAAACAAGCAAAGAAAGTATTTCTCACTCCAGATAATTTGAACGTAACGTTTGGATATAATCTTGAGACGGCAAAACAACTTTCTTTAGCAATTCTTCTTCCGGGAGAGAACGCAATGTCCGATATAGGAGGAAACGAGGGATACCTTGATCAAATAACCTCTGCTTCTTCGGGAGCTACGGAAAGTATTCAACAACAGTTTACAACGATGTATGATACTACGTACCAAGTTCTCATTACGGGGTATAATTCTTCTGAAGTGAATATCGTGTATAACGTTCTCAAAAGTATGCTACTAATGGTACAAGAGCATTTAGAAATTATGGGGTTAAGAATCCCCGTTTTATCGGGACAAGATATTGCCGTTCAGCAAGACATAGAACCCATTCCAGTCTTTCATAAATCTCTCAATATTTCGTTTAAGTACGAATTGACAGTTTCAAAACTTTTGAAAGACGAGGTAATGAAAGGATTTTGGTATCAAATGCGTATTTGCGATGCATTTGATAAAACTCGTTGCATACCTGTTAAACCGAGAGGAGAACAGGTATAAGATATTGAATAATAAAGAAAAATATAAACTAAAGATTATGGCAACAGTTGTTAATTTTCACGGTAAGAACTACGTTGAGCCGGGTTCTTATGCAGCAACGGTCTACAATCCTACCTCAGTTGTAAATGTCGCTACGTTTGGAAACGTAATGATCATTGATACTGGGTTAAGCATAGACGGTTCATATGAATTTGCAGGTGGTTCCGGAGTCCATGGCGAACTTAATCAAGGATTAAAGTCAGTTTATGGATTCACTAATTACGAGGACTTCCTTGCATTCATGGGCGGTGGTTATGTAGGAAACCTTGCTGAAAAGATTTTTACGCCAGTTGATGGTGTAGCAGGAACGCCAAAACTTTACTATACACGAGCAGCGACTACTACTTGCGCAACGCTTTCGGTTAAAATCTCAGAGGGTAACACCCTTGATTTTAAATGCAAAAACGAGGGTATTGCAAGTAATGGCGTAGCGGTAGATGGAGTTTTGAAAGTAGGTTATGGAGCAAAAGTCATTGCTACTACAGGAAGCAAATACATTCTACAAATTTATAAGGGTTCGTTCATGGGAGTGGATGCCGCTGGAGAACCTTATGGTTCTAAGACTTTGGCTGCTGCTATGCCTAACCTCATTGCTGAAAGTCCTGCAAGCGATACTCTACAAGATTTATTTGATTGGGCAAGTACCAACAAACAAGTTCTTGCTAACTTCTTGGTTACAATGACTGGAGAGGGTTCAACGGAATTAACCGTTGTAGAACAAGTTCTCGCTTCAGGAGGAACGACCGAATTCTTGAAAGATACGGAGTACGCTGATGTACTTGAGGCAATTTCAGAATTGGACGTTACATTCTTCCTTTGCACTAATAAAAATGCAGAAGCCGGAGCAGGTGTTGATGCAGCAACTAACGGTAAGTTATTTACGTTCTTGAAACAAGACGCAAAGTACACTGAATTTATGTTCGTACCGGGCGGAGGTTCAGACGTTGATTTGTTTGGAGATACTAACAGCTCAGAAAGTATTGCTAAGTATTTCAATAGCGGACAAGTAGTTTGCGTTCATGGAGCACCGGAAGTAGCACGCAAAGATCAAAATGGTACTAAGCAATTAGATCCAATCTATCTTACAGCTGCTATCGTAGGATTAAATGCTGGTATGGCGGCTCAGACTCCTTTGACCTTTAAACGCGTTGGATATCAAAGTTTCGTTTACGATCTTAAGAAAGACGAACGCGTGGAAGCGTTACAAGCAGGCATCATGCATGTACGTAACGTAGGCGGTTATTGGGTAGTTAATCAAGGTGTAACGACCTTACAGGATAACAAAAAGACTATTGCTGATGATGGTCAAAGTTTGGAACTTTCAATTGAGTTGATTAAAGCTCAATTAAACAAAGAACTCATCATTGATGGTCAAGCGCGTTTTACGGGTAATACCGTAGCTCAGTCAAGTCCTCAATCTGTTAAAAATTTCACGGAAACTAAACTTCAAAGCCTTGTGGCTTATCCGGGTAATGATAATTTGATTGTCTCTTGGAAAAATGTTAAAGTTAGTGCTAAAAATAGCGACTACTTTATCACGTATGATTTTACTCCTAACGTTCCAGTCAACAAAACTTTCTTTGTCGGCAATATGTTAGATTTTTACACAACGGTATAACATAAATATTTTTGACGATGAGTAATGAAAGAGTATTCACCGCGCCTTTAGCGGTTATTCAGATAAACAGCGTTACGGTTGGTAAAATGAAAAACGTTCGTATTACCGAAAATATTCGCCGTGGACGGGTATCGGGTTTAGGTAGATTGAATCCGGAAGAGTTACCTGCCTTGGAATGGACAGGAAGTTTGACTTGTTCTTCTTATTCTATCAACTTCAATCTTTTGGCTAACAAAATGAAGTTGGGGACGTTCCGAAACGCTGGTACTATTGAGGAATGGGCAAACGCTATTCTGATGCAGGAAGATGGTTTGGAAATTGCTATTCTACGTAAAGTAAAAGATGGAGAGATAGATTTGGAGACCGGACTTGTAAGTACTAAGTATGAAACTTTCGCAAAAGTTTCTGGCGCATTTGCTACTCGTGAGGGCTTTGACGTCCAAGAGGGGCAGATATCAGGACGGGATACGGAATTTGAATATACCAATCCGATTCTTTACAATGATATAGCATAACCAATTTGCTGATCAATTATAAAGAGTTACACTACAAATATATGCGGTGTAACTCTTTTTTGTTTATATAAAATCGTATAAGAAAATGGAAACTATTGAAAGAAAGAAAACCTTTACTTTTTTGGGTGAGAAAGTTACAGTAACATTTCCTAATGTTGGTCAAATGATTGATCTTGAATCTCTCAAGCAATCCTTAACCGGAAATAAATATGGAGCAATGGCGGCTTCCGGAATTCGTAGCGCGTTTTATGCCTTAGATATGGTTGATGCGTTAGCTTTTTTTGAAGTTCTTTGTCCGCGTATCCGTAGAATGATGCAAGTTAAGAATTTGACTGAACTCTCTCCAGAGAGAATGAAGATTGTCGTAGACGCATATAAAGAGCACGTACAGCCTTGGTATAATTCTTTATTGGAAAATCTATACACGGTAGGAGAAAATCATGGAAATGATCAGAAAAGTGATACCGTTGACGGAGAGGATTGATAATTTCATCTTTGACTGGTCAAAATTCTTGATAGACCTATGGTGGAGGAAAAAATACAATGTACCTTTTGGTTCCCCGGCTCATAGGTCTATGAATTTTATAGACATGGCCATTGAATATCAAGAAACACTGTTTTGGAATAAAACCCTACGTTCGCCGGAAGAAAATGAAATGGAGAGCTACATAGATGATCTTTTAGGAGAAAAGGAAACGGTTAAGATGTCTCAAAAAGAAATTGATGAAGATTTTGAAAATTTGAATTTAGAGGAATTTGATAAATAAGATTTTAATATGGATGTAACGGTTAATATTCGCGGAAATGCTCAAGGATTAAGGGATGAA